CTTACCGAGACCCTGTTGGACCCATTGAAAGTCCACTGGCTCACAGGATATCAGTCTTGGGCCCCGCGAATCCTTCGGAACCAGAATAACTCTGGCCGGAAGGTCCTTGTTATCGATGTGAACTATTTCACAATCTACAAGGCCATCGCATAAGTGTCCAGGAGAAACGAAAAAGTATTCGTCTACCGGGTACTTCTCAGCGATTCGAATACTGACGTTCTTCCACGTAAACTTCTCCCAGAGCTTTTGCTTTGTAGCAACTGCACCGGGGCCGTGTCGTGGAGTAATATCAGTTGGATCGAAATTACGGAATAGCTCATAGAGCAATTCGCGTGCGCGGTGGATTGTCCTCAGATTCTTGTCGTTACGCTGTTCAAGCGTAAGACAATCCAGAGTCAATCCAGCAGAGACCTTCATGTTAAGTAGGTACTCTGCTTTGTTAATAAGATCATGCTCAGTTTCTTTAAACTTAGCGATGACCGCTTGTTCTTGGTCACTCGTATACGGCAGCTTAAGCTTATAAAAGCCAAAGCAAAGCTGACGCAGTGACGCTATAGACAGCGTTGAAGCATCCTGAAGGGGGAACCCCTCTGGTGTCAGCACAGTCTCGAATAACTCGCCGAGAAATATCGGCAAGTTACTGTTAGGCTTGGTTTTGAAGCCAAGCTTGGCAGCGTTTAGAGGTTGTACTAGCATAAGGGCGCTATCAAGGCCCTTACCTAGAGCGGGCAAAGTTTTCGTGAGAAAACTTATTCCCTCAGAATCAAGTCTACGCTGAAGCTTCTGAAGCGTCAGCTTTTGACTTGCGTGGTTGAACACAGCTCCATGAGTCTCGAAGACGTCACGGAAGAGTGCGACGATGATTTGTTTATACTTATCATCTTGGCTTTTAGTAAGTACCATAAGGCAACTTTCCAAGAGCATGCACACGCTTAGCCGTGATACCCGAAGGACTCAATTCACTAGACTCATTATGATTAGTAACAAGCCCAGCACACCATTCTTGCCATCTATCCCAAACGGAAGGCGCCGCAAAATCAGGCGTCTATTCCAAGTGGGCATGGCATTAGCTGATGGTGGTTCAACGGTTACCGAAACATGGAATCCCGACGGCGGAAACTTCCTTCTCCGTACTGTCTTAATTACTAGACAATCGGATATAGGGTCCCAACCAGGCGAGGTTCACACGTTCGATCCCGAGTAACCATGCTTGCTTTCGCAAGCGCAACGAAATGAGCGACGGGGTTTTCACCCCGTCGCTTACAGCCTTACGGCTGTTTTCCATTTCGTATCAGAGTAGACACTTACCTCTTGAACCTATTACGGGTTTGGGGGGCAGTAGACGTCTACTTCAATGCAGCAGGCAGAATAGTTAAAGGCTTAGACGGCATGGACCCAGTAGGGTCTACGTATACGTCTTTCGCCTTGAATTCGAGTTCTGCGATCTTGCACCCAACTAGCGAAAAAGCTAGCAACATTAGGGTGGGACAGATCACCAACGCTCTCTTAGCCACAGGTCAGAGACCTCCAGCCAAGAGTGCAGCGGCCCCGGTTCCAGTGCCGTCGTAGAGATGCGTATTCGTTCCCAGAGTGGAAACGAAGGAACACACCTCAGCGAGAACATTGGAAGCTTCCGTTATACTGGTCATGGCCCCCGTAGGGGCGTCAAGAACAATATAAGCAGAAACGGTAATGGGTGTTTCGGAGTCAACACCAGAAACGACAGTTTTGTCAATTCTGATGAGAGACCTCCGACGCAACTTCATACCCGCACCGGACTCTTGATGTGAGATCTTGAGCCGATGCTTCGACGATGGTGTCTCAGCAATCTGAGCATACTCGGTCGAACGAGAATCGATGGACAGACGCGTGAATTCAACTTCCGCGCCTGCCGCGTTCTTCAATTCGTTGGTGTTTAACGTGTTTGTTAACATGCTTCACTAACTATGGACAGTAACGTCCCCACCCATCTTACGACGGATGCTTTGCAGCTTGTGCACGAGCCAATTAAGCCCGCGCGCATGCTTGCGTTTTCGTTTCTTACGAAAGCGCCTACCCTGTAATAATACTAGGGCAGCGCCAAGACTAGTCTCGGTGGGAGACAGCCCGCTGGCGGACAGCCAGCTAGCTGGCGGCAACCCTACGGAGCGGCGGTAAGCCGTTCGTATGATTGTCGGCAGCTTAACACGTGCGGTCTCAAACGCGTAGGGATCAGACGAGCCATTCTTCTCCTGTACAAGGAGAGTCTGGCCTATCAGTTCCTTCCGCTTTATCGACCACATGTATTGCAGTACTACTATCTCTGGATCCATGAACCCCACTGAGTAGCGATCGAGAAGATCTTGGACTCCCAAGAACCAATCGATCACGAAACTCCAAGGGATGGCGTTCCAAATGATAGCGGCATTAAAGTTTAAGCCGATACCATCCAAAACACCAAGCTCGGTTGCAAACAACCGTTGAAGAGGCGTATACGTTGTCGTATAACGCATCTGTGCATGGTATACCGTAGGAGCGCGGAAGACCTCCCGGATAGGACGGACCGTAGTAAGCGTACTGAAAGGAGGATCCCAACGAGGGATACAACTTTCGACGTCGCTGCGGTCTCCGATTTCCGGAGGGATGCTCTCGAGCTCTTGCCAATCGTAGGAATACCTATCGATGACCGGTAGTCCAGCGGAAGTGAGACACTTATTTAAGTGCTTATTCACTCCGGACAGGGTGTCACGAATACCCTCTATGTCAGATATCAGCGGCGCGATGTTGAACTTATACTGTAAGTAACTATCGGCCGCCGTTTGGAGCATCTCTCGGAACGTTTTCCTCGTTTGGGTTTTGCGTGCTAGGGTTTCCCAGACGCGACCAAATTTAATGTCCCTAAATAGGGACAACGAGGTTTTATCAATACGAGCGAGGCTGCTTCGGAATGTGACCAAGTCCTTCAATTCTATGACAGAATTGACAATACTTAGTTTCTTCTTCACTCTCGGCCCCATTGAGCGTAAGGCTCTCAGGGTCAAGTCTTGAAGATTAACGGGCAACGGCACTTCAATAGTGTCCGTCGCCCCCACATTCTTACACATGACAGGGAGCCCCTCGAAGGGAGTTCCGCTGCCACCAAAGTACGAGAAGAAGTCTTTATCGTATGCACCAATCAGGCATGGAAGGAAGTCAGCAGTCTGATATTCGATCCAAGTCTGTATCGGCACATAATAGTCACGCAATTGACGAGTCCTAGTGATAGGTTCGCCGAGTGGGTCAACCCAACTCTCTTTATAATGAGAGAAGTTACGCCACTTACGTGATTTCTTCCTACCTCTTTCCTGGTTTTGAGCAGACTCAAACGCGAATTCAAATTCGAATGCGTCGTTTGAAATCTGATCAGTATAAGGGGGGTAGTCGAACACAAACGGAATAGGACCTCGCGGTCCATCCGCATATGCATGAGCATAACGTACCAGGTTTCTATGCCTGACGTTAGACCTCATGAAACGGGTCTTCTTACGTATCATAATACTGGTGGACGCTGAAACAAAGTTCAACTTAAGGTCGTGAGCCAAC